GCATCACGTTTTGTGGTCTCCTGTACTAAGTACGGAGTGAAAATTTCCGGGATGATGATGTCAGAGCGAAGAGTCGCCATGACAGATCCTCAAAAAATGGTTTTTACGGTGTGGGCATAACCCTTGCCGACAGGCATAACCCTCGGTCTTGTTGACATACTACCGGTTTGCGGCCGCTTTCAACCTCTCATATAAATCCATATTGGTGCGAAATAGCCTCATTTGCTCTGTGAGGTCAAACGTTTCTTGGGCAAATGGGTTTTTAGTTCCAGCAGGGATGTCGCCACTTGCGCTGCGACCAGACGGTGCCCCACTACCTTGCGGCCTTGGCGCTTTCTGCATGTAGCTCGGCAAAGTCTTGGCCCAATCACCAATCGGCTTGCGCTCGTAACCGTTGACCACAACAACAGTGCCGTCAGCTTCGCGCTCAATCTGATTGGAGTTCAGCAGCCCAGCCTTGAATACAATGTTCGGGTCATGCACCACGTCAGCTAATGCTGTGTTCGCAGGTGCAATCAGCTCAAGCTCTCGGACGCGTGCTTCAAGCTCAGCAATGCGCTTATCTTTCTCAGCAGTTGCCTCGCGATACTGCTGCTCTAGCGCCTGACGAGCCTCGGTGTACTTGCCTTCTGATTCAAGTTTGTTCTGCTCAGCCTGACGCTTAAACTCTTTAAGTTCGTTGTAATCGTCTGGCATCTCATTGATCAGCTCTTTCTTTTGCAGCTTGCCGATCAATTCGTAGTTTTTCTTTTTGAGCGCCTCACGCTCAACCCTCAAAGCATCGACTTCTGCATCGACAGCACTTGTCCCAGCAGTCATAGACTCCTGTACTTGATCTTCAGCCATTAGGCATAACCTAAATTACAAGTAAAGCTTATCAGCTCCATTTGGTTTTGTTTGCCCAAAAGGCCGCACTCATTTTGCCCTTAGCGATATTTTTCGCATGACGCGCTTTAAATGACGAACGCTTGTCCTTGTCAGACTGGGACTCTCCTTTGCGTGGTCGCTTTGTCTTAGCGCCTTGCTGACCGAAACGAATAAGCCTGACCCGATCACCTTCCTTGGCCAAAACGACATGGCTTTTCTTTGCGTGACTTGGCGTCCGCTTTGGCTTGTTAAAGCCCGATAAGCCATACCGCTTTAGACGCGGGTCTTTCTTGGCCATTACTTTTTCTTTGCTTTTGGCGCAGCTCGAAGTTCAGACCGTTTCTTCAGTACGGCATTACCAGTGCTCTCAGACTTGATCGCGATGATTGGATCGCCTTTAGCACCGCGACGTTTCACAGTGCCGCCTGAAGGTCCCTTGATGCTGTAAGCACCCTCGCCCTTAACGCTGGTCACTTTGCCGAACGTGCGTTTGCCGCCATAGGTCCAGCTGACTCTTGTTCCAGGTCTCATTTTTTCTTGCCTCCCTTCTTTTTCTTTTTGCCTGTGGGCTTTTTATGCCCGTAGTGACCTGGCATAGCGACCTAGGAACGCTTTACATCAGGATAACGCCTCCGCAGTTCTTGCAACGTCACCTCCGTACCATCAACCGACACAAATTTCCTGATCGCTACTGACGGCCCATGCTTACGAGACAGCATGTTGAAGTACGGCACTTGCTTTGCGCCAAGCACGTCAGCCTTAACTTCTTTGCTTTGGTCAAACAACCATTGACCATACGTTTGGTTTGCAGGAACAAGGCCACCAGAACTACGACGCTTGCCAGGCTTTGGCGGCGGGATGCCTAAGCCCTCATAATCAACGATCGGAACAGTGGTTGACCGACAGTTGAAGTGCTGCGGCGGTGTTGGCCCTTTGTTGTATTCAAACGTGCGACCGTCCAATGCACGACAGATGGCAGACGTTCTGCTGTCGAGCGTTGCGATGTACCTGTAACGCTTGGTGATCTCTTGGTTCTGGCTGTAAACCGCTTGGCTTGCAGCGTTAGCGACCTGATTCACGCTGGTGCGGACCATAGCCCTGATCTGGTTGTTTGGCACAGCGATCAACTGGCGACGCAAACGCCTTGCGATCTTGTCCGATGACTCGCCAAGCAACAATCCGTTTTGAACCTCTTTGGTGAACACCTCGGCTTGCTTGCCAGCCAGACGCCTATATGACGCAGCAAGCGTTGCCCCATTCGGCAACGTTATTGTCGTGCCATCGCCGATGTTGAGCTTGAACTCTCTCGGCACACCACGAACTGTCGCGCCAAGATCATCGCTCAGCGTCACGATGTTGTAAGTCGTCGGATCGATGGTCGCTACAGCTTGCGCAAACTGCGGGCTGATCTGCACGCTCCGCACCTGCAGCAGCAAATCGTCAGGCAACTCACCGTTCAATATGTTAGTTACAAACTCGGTTTGCAGCTCAACTAAGCCTTGCAGCTCCTCGACAGACAAAGCTGTTGCTGTTACAGCCCAACCCTCTAGCGATGTCTTCAGCTGCGCCAGAATCGCTTGAAGCCGTGCAGCTTGTGTAGCTGTCGGACCAACATCAGAAGCAGCCAAACGCTGAACAGCATCCATAATGAGATTGTTATATGTGCGAACAATTCGCCGCGCGACACTATTGCTAAACCGATTAAGGTCGATTGCATTTTTGTAAAGCTCCGCAGGTGTGCTCATGTGCCATCAATATCCATACATTCAGGGTTAATTCCTAAATAATATGGATCTTCTGCACAAATCACTGAGACATCATCTCCGTGACGCAAGGCACTGGTCAGTAGGTGGTGAAGCTCTTTTATAAGACCTATCTCCCGCTTTTCTATGCAACGCTCGTAAACCTCAATATTTCCGTTTTCTTTGTCCCACCATGTAATGCGAATGATGGCAAAATACTTTCCAAGTAACTCACCGCGTACATAATACAGAAACTGCTCGCTTTCATCAAAAGGCTCATTTGGGCGCAACCTGTCAATCCAGTTCATCAGACTGCTCCGGTGCTGCTTCTGGCATTGTGCCTTCATCCGCAGCTTGCTGCCTAGGTTCCGGCTGGTTTATTTCGATCAAACCTCCAGCCTGCGTGGCCTCAATCTCTTGCTCAACATCAAAGTCATCACCAAGCACCTCACCAGCCTCAAGCTGCAGCAAGAGTGTCTCTTGTGTGATGGTGCCTGCGGTGTAAAGCTGCAGCAATGCTTGGATCTCTTGCGGATCCAGCCTGATGCCCATGAAATCACGGTTGACAAGGCTGCTGCCAGCATTTGCCTCTTGCATATACTCAGCTTGGAAACGCAGGCAGTTATCGATTAGATCCTGCATTTGTTGAGCCACCACCATCATGGTGCTGTCGCCTTGGCTTCGGTCAATGCGCTTTGCCTCAGCTGTTTCGGCTGAGAGCTTGCTGCCAAGAATGCTAGCTAAGCCCAAAGAGTTGATCTGTTCAGCAATACGGTCGAGCTGTTTGAACTGAGCTTCGTAGCTATTGCCGCTTGGTTCTATGTATTCGCTGCGTGCCTCACTGGGCAGCGCAAGAGCTTCGCCTGGACCTGCGCTTATCTCCTCTGCTGATTGAGGGAATCCGTAAATAGCCAGCATCGGCACAGCCGAGATGTGTAGCTGATTTGATAAATCACTTTGAACTTGGTAGTGCTGCAAATTCAGCTCTGCAATATCTGCCAACGGTGGCAGTGATTGCATTAGGCCAACACGATTGGAATAAGCAACGCTGAACGGAATCTCGCTAAGGCTTGTGCTGCCCTCGTCTACAACTTCAAATTCACCCTGCTTGCTGCGTTGGTGGATTTCAAACGCACCAGGAGTTAGCACCCTGATTTGCTCAACCTCTTTTTCTCCATACTCTCCGTCTGGCACGACAATACGTTCAGCTAAACGAAGCTGTGTTAGTTGCTGCTTACCATCTTTTTGTTCGTATCGAAAACCAATAATATCTCTTGGCGAATAGGTTACAAAATATGGGCGACCATTTTCACCAGCTGCAGGCGCATCAACCAAGACTCCAACGTGGCCATACCGCAGACAGACTCGAGCTGTAGAAAATAACCATGTCTGGAGATCATTGCCTTGCAAATCTGCGTCAAACAGTTGCTCACGAATAACGTCAGGCACATCGTCAAGGCGCACAGGTTTGCGCGTCAACATGCCTGCCAGCATCCGCTCTAAACGCATGTAATACGGAGCCAAAACAGACCTGTTCAGTCGGTTTTGGTAACTCAGGTCCGTTTCGCGTGGTTCTTGTGGAAGAAAACGACGATGTTTGCCGCGAATTCCAAAAGTGCCCAGCAACAGCGCTTCTATCAGCTCCCAATGCGGTTCTTGATTTACCCAAGTGCTGTTTGGGCTATCTACCTGTGAAACGTTGCTGACGCGCTGTCTCGCTGAAAACCCTGAATACACAGCTAGAACCCGCCCGACGATGCTTGCAGTTTAGTAAAGCCTAATCCCAGTACCACGACCAGCACGCTCATGCAGTGGATTGTATTCGGCCAAGATCAAATAGCCTAAACCGTCTGTCCAGTGCTCGATGTTGGCGGTCTTGTCGATCACGTAATCTTCAGCACCTTCTTTGAACGTCACGTTCTTAAGGGCTTTAATGGTGTGCTTGCACCTTGGGTTAACAAACAAACGGATGCTGCCCTTTGCGCTTTTGATCATCATGTTCGTTGCATTGATCTTGTCTTTAACAGCCCATGGTGCTTTAGGGCTTATGCAACCAAAGCCAAAACGCCTGATGATGTCATGGTCGGTTCTGCCAGCAGACGACGTTTTACGTGCAGAGCCCGTTGGATCTGGGTACGCGATAATTTTGCGATCTGGAAACCGCTGCTGAAGCATTGAACACACCTCATCAGTGTTTGACTGCTTGACTGCTAGTTCGTCCCAAATATGCAGCGTGTCACCAACCCTGCTGCCGAGAACGCCCGCCATGATGCTGACGTTGAAGTCAGTGCCCCAATAGATAGGACCACCGGTATCAACGATGTCTTCTGAGATGTTTTCATCGCTGAAGCCTGGATAGACCCTGCCAGATAGCGTCTCGAAGCTGGCAAGGTACTCCTGGCGAAATGTGCGCTCATCAAGCGTGTTGCGTGCCGCTTCAATCTCCTCAGCAGACACGTTGCCACCATCGATCGTTGTGAAAGAGAAAGTGTCCCAATCAGTTTGATTTTGTGCCTGCTCCCAAAGATCGTGAAACCAGTTCAGCCCAGCAGGTGTGGTGATGAACCATGCAGGACCATTTTGATCTGACAAAGCAGGACGCAGCACCATCTCCCACGCTGTCTGTTTGACGTAAGCAGCCTCATCTACAACAAGAGCTGACAGACTCACGCCGCGCAGGCTGTCTTCATTGTCAGCACCACGTAGGGCAATCTCACTGCCATTGATCAGTTCGATTGACAGATCAGTCTCGTTTTTTTTGGCAATCATGCCTTCAGGCGTCATCGTCTTGAGCTGCCTCCATGCAATCTGCTTAGCCATCCGATAGTTGGCCGTGACATACCAGCAGAGGCTTCCTGGCTTTTCCATCGCCCAGCAAATCAGGCGAGTAATGCAAAGGTAGGTTTTACCGAAACGCCGCCCAGAGCACAGCAATTTGAACCGATGGTCAGCATCCCAGACCTTACGTTGTGGCTCATTTAATGAGGACGTCAGTTGATTGACGACATCTTCAGTGCGGTCGTCATCTACAGGCTCAGCAAAAGCGAGCAGTGATTCGTCTCTTGTCAGTCCAGCCAATAACGACATCAGATGTCGAATTGTAGAAGCTTGGCTTGAGTCTCAAGCGCTTTCATAGCGACCATCAAATTGTCATTGCGACCAGCGCGTTTTTCGTATTGCACAAGCCGAGACACAGCTGAGGCCAGCCATTCTTCGCGTTTAATCTCTGAGTCTTCAGCTATGAGCTGTCTTGCGCGTGCCAGGTATTGGTCGACTTGCCGCGGCTGCACGCCCCATTCTTTCGCGGCATATTGCACGATCTCAAAACGCGAGTGCGACTCCAGCAATAACTGGTAGACGGTTTCTACACGTTCTTTGATTTCTACGTTGGTTGACTTTTTTGCCATGCCCTGAAGTTAACAGGGGTTTTGCACAAGGGTAGCTCAGAAGTGAGTGCGGTGATGCGCTTTGCGCCAGTAGTCCTGCAGTTGCTTGATTTTCGGCTCAATCAAGTGCATCGAGCTAACCGTACCGACGAACTCGCCAAGTGTGATGCGAATGCTGCCGTCCTCTGGGAGGGTACGGATTTTGGGATTGGGCGTAGGCAGCTCTGAGGGCATTTTCGTAACGCAGGAAAGCCTTGAGATCATTGTGGCGCTGAATTGCGCGAAGGGGATCGTCTTGAATCAACATGGCGAGAAAGGGGACTTACGGCAGGGCACAGGGAACAGCCGTGATGCCTGCCCCTGAAGGCTTTAGAACTTGCTCAACCAAGTAAAAAGGTCGTAAGCCTGCATTTGCTTTGCAACAGGTGGCAGGTTCTTAATTGCGTATTTAAGAAGCAGGTGTCCTGCCTCCTTCTTTGTGCAATACCCGCTAAGGCGTTCTGCCAGTGCGATGTGCTCAGGATCTGAGAGGTAAGTCTTTATAGCGAAAAGCCCCGGCAAGTCACGCCCTTCGCTGTTGCAAGCAGCATCCAGATCTACGACAGTTTGGATTGAAACTTGCGATTCCTCTTTGCCGTGTTGGTCAAACAACGGTTGTTTGGCATTAGCGCAAGCATCACCGAGATAGTCACCTTTGTTGCCAAGGCGCAAACGATCGCGGACGTAAACAGTGTCACCTTCAGTCAAGTCAGCAATCCAACGCTGGCTTGGAGCAAGGTTGCAGATGACGGTTTCACCTTCTAGGTGATGACCTGGAGCGACGTAAAGGACAGCGAGGTCAACCCTGGTACCTGCTGGTCTTGCGTAAGTGCAAGGTACAAAGTCGTTAGACATGAGGAAGGCGTAGAAGTAGATGGAGATGGTGTGAAGTCGGGAGATAGATCAGGCCGATGGTCCTGCCCTGCCTTTCCCACGATCAGAAAGTGGGTGTTGTATAGCTTTCAGCCTGCTGTTGGCGCAGTCAGGCATCAGGCTTCCCGACGTGTAATCAGGGGCTATTGCCCTGATTGAAGGTCAAGTCTTGCCAAAGCCTTTTGAAATCGTCACCGGTTAGCTGCCCTTTGAATCGCTTTACAGCACGATGACACCAAACAAGGTTGGTGTGATGCACGACCTTGGCTTCACCGTAAACAGTGACCAGTTTTCTTGGGATGTCCAACGTGACTGCTGCTGTTTCCTCGCCGCCAATCTCAATAACAGCCCCTGTGTAAAAGCAACGGCCATCGAACTTGTCGAAAACAATCTGCAACCAATCAGGTTTGTAGCCTTCAACAAAACATGAACCATGAATTAAAGCAGGGCCGCGCTTGTGTTTGAAGTAGTTCTGAATTGAAACCCTCGTGATGCAGTGATGGCAAGTGACCCGGTGCAATGCTTGGGGCCTTTTGCAACAGCTAGTGCATAACCCATTAGCGGCAGCGTGCTTACGGTCTTGTGGGCTTGGCACTACTCGTACTCCTCCACGGTGTAGGAGAAGCCGCAGTCTTTGGCGTCTGCAACGAGCTGATCACGCTCATGGCGTGTGTAAGCCCATTCAGTCCATTCAAGCCTGCCGTCAAGGGAGGCTTCGACGTAGTAGCGGGTGGCAGGTTCCATGGCTTTCAGCTTGAGAAGGTTTGAAGCTTCAAGCTGATCTTGGTGCTGCTGGAACGACTCGAACAGGTCGAGCATGTAATTGTGATGGTCCATCAGGTGGGATCTCTCCAAACCCAATCTGGCATACCGATGGCATACCGTCAACCTTCTGCCGCTAACGCGCAAATAACAGTACATATGATCGGCTCTAGCTGATGTCTGGGGATTCCGTTGTACTGGCGGGTTACAGCGGTGATGGCACGGTCAATCGAGTCACGGCCATTGCCTAACGATGCGACACGGTGCGGATACAAGACACGTTCACGGATCAGCTCTTTGCGAGACATGCCGTGGGCAGCTGCCTCCATGTTCAATCTGTTGCGCTCTTCAGGCGTAGCGTCAAATTCAATACGGCTCACGTTGCTCATCAGAAATCAATGTGGTTTGTTTCAGGTGTTGGGGTTGGTGACAGGTCTCGCGGGCTTGGGCCCGCTTCAACCTGCGCAGCCTTTGGTTCATCCCGCAGCAAGTTGCGGTAGTTTTTGCTGATGCTGCCTGGTGGTGGCTTGTCTAGGTCTTCGAGCGTCCAATAGCCCTTAACGATGCCATCGCGCAGGGTCTTAATGGTGCTAGCGGTGTCCTGTAGCTGTTTCATCAGTAAGGACGGCTAGCTTTGTATTCAGCGTCAGCCATCGGATGCAGGACAAACCTGCCAGGCATGATGCCCTCAACAGATGGGCAGTAGGTGCAGTAGCGACCTAAGTGATCAAAGCGACCCATGCAGTACGGCGCAGCAGGCCGCACGCGGCCATCCATTTGGTTGAGGGCTGATTCCATGTCGCCTGCGCGTATGGCTTTGTAGTCGAGCATGGCTCCTTCCTTGCTTTGCAAAGGGACGACAGCAAAGACAAAGTGCTCGGCGGCTTCGGGTTCAAACAGTTTCATCAGAGGAACATGGACGACTTAGTGGGCGCAGGTGTGTTGTCTTCGAGGTAGACGGCATAGCACTCATCACGCAGCCAACGAAAGCAGTTAGGCAGCGGCGAGGCAAACTCACCGACGCCTTGCCTTGACCTGATGTCTTCAATGGCACCATCAATGGCACGCATCAGGTCATCAGGTTGTAGCTCGTCTGGGACAAGCTGTCCCCAAACCTCTACGGCCTTGGGCTTGGATTGGCCGTTAGCGCGGTGCCGACATCCCTGATACCGCTTCCAGAAGGCCTCGAACTCAGGGGTGCCCTTGGCTTTTTTAGCGCGTGGTTTATGGGCTTTTTCTACCTTAATTTCATTTTTAACACCTATATATATGTTTTTTTTGTGGTCAGGTTCTTGGGCAGAAGGCGGAACAGCCTCTGTCTGGAGCGGAGGTAACTGCTGCTCTTGAAGAGCTTCTGACTCGCCTTCAAGTTGCTTCAGCGAAGGCTTATTACCTGTGAGAGGGCGAAGGTTACCTTGTTGTGGTCCCGCACCAGCAGAGCACGTGGCTAGGCTACTGGGAATAATTTGAAAGTCAACCCCCTGAATTTTAGAATCGATGAGATCCCTGATGACAGCTGACTTATTGCGAAATGGTTTGACCTGCGACGACAGCCAAATGAGCTGGTCCTTCGTGATTCTGACGTTGATCTGTGGCACAAACGGTTGACGTTGCATCGCAAAGGTGCCACGTTTGCGACGCATACGCAACCCATTTGTGAGACAACTGCTAGATGCCGTGCCAGGACTG